GATGATTGGAAAAAAGGTAATTTTACAAAAAAAGAAAAGTTTTCTTCAGGAAAGAAAAAAGTTAAACGAGACCCGATGTGGAAGCGAGCTGATTTTAGAAAATCTTTAAAGAACTATTTAAAACAAGAAACGGGATTTACCGACCTTGCTAAACGAGGATATATTAGCATTAGTCAGCTTAATAAATTACTGGGAGGCAACGATACTCAACAAGCTATTGATACTCTATCTTCTGGCCTTAAACATTCTCCATGGGTAGAAGAAATTGAAGGAGTTAAGAAATGGAAAAAAAGTAGATTGCAAACTGAGCTTTCAATGATCGACGAAGGTGGAAAAGTATTTTATAAAATGCCTGATAAAGAAACACTCAAAGGTTTAAAGAGCTATTACAAAAACCAAGAGTACTTGTCGGATTTTAAAGAAGGAAGAATTAAAGGAAACACCATTAAAAATGTTCAAACGCTTTACGACGATGATACTTTAATGAAAGCCATTAAGAAATGGACGATTAAAGATAAAAAAGTTCCTCTCACTATTATTAAAGCAGTGTTTGGCGAAGGCACGACAGGCCCTAGTTCAGTGATGCAATTGGGAAGAGCTTTAAAAGGAGATATTAAAATTCCAGGTGTAAGAAAAAATGTAGCTTTAGGCAATAAAATTATTGAAGCTATGGCTTGGGAATCGAGAAAAGGAAGAGGACCATGGCAAAATGCTATGTATGAGTATGCCAAAGCTGAAATGGATAACTTATATAAAACTAAGGGTAAAGAATGGAATTTTGGTAAGTATTATAGAGAAACAAGAAACCTTTTAAATAAATTAGGGGTTAAAGATGTAATTGATGAAGTGTCTGCTCTAAGGAGTGGCTGGACAAACAATAATCAGATTTATTCAACCTTTAAACAAGTAATTGATAAAAAAATTAATGACTCTTTTAAATCAGGTTATGATGCCCGATTTTCAACGTCTCAAGGCAAAGTTCAAAAATTATTAGCTGATAAGCCACCAGGATGGCAAGACGAAGTTAAAAGACTAACAGGATTACAGGAAGGCGCATATAAACGAGCTAAACTTAAATATCCTAAAATAGAGTTTGCTACGTTTGGAGAATTTGACGAAACAACGGGTAAATTTGCAAAACCTGAAAAAGTGTTTGGTAAAAGATTTGCAGAACTGCCTTCTGAAATTCAAAAAGGAATTAGAAAGAGTTTCCGTGATACAGGAGTCAGTTTAAATGTGGGTCAGACAAAAACTCAACAAGAATTATTTAAAACTACTCTTAACCGACTTGAAAAAGAACTACCTGATATTTTTAAAGCTTATCAAAAATCTGGCATTGGGGGACATTGCAGAGCCTATGGTGGCAGAATTGGCTTTGAAAAAGCAGGAGCTGTTAATATGTCTAAATGTATGACAAAGGCTATTGAAGATAATAAAAAAGCCATGGGCTCAACCGATGAAAGTGTTCGAGCTGCTGCCATATTTAAAAACAGACAAGCGGTTAATAATGCTAAAAAAATTCCTGCTATAGGTAAATTAATTAGACAGGGAATTCAAAAAGGAAAATCTTCTTTGGGTTGGTTATTAGGAGGAGCTAATATACCGATTGAAGCTCTTATTGAAGGAGGGATTTATGAATATTATCGTAGAGAAGGATATACGCATGATCAAGCATTTGCAGAAACGTTTACACCAAGATTACTTAAGGAAGGAGCAGAAGGTAAAAGCACTGAGGATGTGCCATGGTACGGGGGTGCTGAAAAATTATTAGAAGAAGACCTTTATAAAATTAAAGGGGAAAATGAATTTTTGGATGTTGATAATCGACCTCCAATGCAAGACCCAGAGTTTGGTCAAGTAATTGGTGAACGTAAAGGAGTAAAAAGATATTTAGATAATATGGTAGCTCTCGATGAAGTAACGAGTGAGTATTATAAAATACAGGATCATTTAACAGCAATTCAATCAGGAAGAACAAGAGTTGATCCAGAAACTGTTGAACGTTTACAAATTAGACTTAAAGAATTAGAAGCTGAAGGAATAAGATTAAATAACTTGATTAAAGAAGGAAGTTCCGATGAGCAACTTTATCAAACTCAATTGGAAAAACAACAAACGGAGCAAGGTCAAAGAGCTATTGAATGGGGAGAATATGGACAAGGTGATACTCCTGAATTGGCTAGAAGAAGAGAAGAGGAAAGATACCGATTAATGAATGAAAAATTTCCTGGTTATCACAAAGCTGCCATGGATAAAAGACTAGAAGAGTGGGGTTATTATATGGACCCTGATTTAAGAAGTTATAAAGGAAAAACGGTTGAGAGACCTGAAGGTTTAAAATTTATTAAGGGATGGACCTATGATGATTTTAGTGATTATTTAAAAGATCAGGATAAGATGGCATATTTTGCAGAAAACTTTAGAACAGAAAAAGCAGGTGGGGGCATTGCAAATGTCCGTAGGCCGTCGGCCATTCCGCCTGAATCAGGACCGATGCCTCAAGGTGGAGGCTTGTCTTCTCAGTTCAATCGTGTTAGAAAACTCACGGGGTAATATATGGCAGATATAGAAAAAGGACTCCCAAATACTAAACTTCCTGCTGCGGGCGAAATTAATTCAGTTGATGCAGTCGATGTTAATGTAAATGCGGAAGAAATTCAAAAAGGACCAATCGAAGTCACACCAGAACAAGATGGTGGGGCAACCGTTGATTTTGATCCTAGTGCTAATTTAAAAATTCCAGGAACCGAAGGTCACTTTGATAATTTAGCTGATCTTTTACCTGACGATGTTTTAGATCCTTTAGGTAGTGAACTAAGATATCAATATCAAGATAATAGAAGTTCTCGAAAAGAATGGGAACGAACGTATACACAAGGCTTAGATCTTTTAGGATTTAAGTATGAAAATAGAACCGAACCTTTTCAAGGGGCCTCAGGAGCAACGCATCCTGTTTTAGCTGAAGCCGTAACCCAATTCCAAGCAACCGCTTATAAAGAACTGATGCCAGCTGATGGCCCAGTCAGAACTCAAGTTTTAGGAGCTCCTAACCCAGGGAAGACTCAACAATCGGAAAGAGTTAAAGATTTTATGAATTATCAAATTATGGATCGTATGACGGAGTACGAACCTGAATTTGATTCAATGTTATTCCATTTACCACTCGCAGGCTCTACCTTTAAAAAAGTTTATTATGATGACCTCTTACAAAGAGCCGTATCTAAATTTGTACCCGCTGATGATGTTGTGGTTCCTTATACCGCTTCCTCGCTAGCTGATGCAGAATCTATTACTCATGTGATCAAACTTCCAGAAAATGAAGTTAGAAAACAACAGGTCTCAGGATTTTATAGTGATATAGAACTTGCGAAACCTGGTGTGTTGATGCAAGACGAATTAAAAGAAAAAGAAAGAGAGTTAGAAGGAACGAAACGAACAGGACGTAATCCAAACATTTATACCTTATTAGAATGCCATGTAGATTTAGATCTAGAAGGCTTCGAAGATATTGGTCCAGACGGGCAACCGACTGGTATCAAGCTGCCGTATATCGTTACTATCGATGAAAGCAGCACTAAGGTTCTTTCGATAAGAAGGAACTTTGCGCCCAATGACCCAAAGAAACAAAGAATTCAATACTTTGTCCATTTTAAATTTCTGCCTGGACTAGGATTCTATGGCTTTGGACTCATACACATGATTGGCGGATTGAGCCGTACAGCTACGGTAGCTCTCCGCCAATTACTAGATGCGGGAACTTTAAGTAATTTACCAGCTGGATTTAAACAGAGAGGGGTTAGAGTTAAAGATGAAGCCTCTCCGATTCAACCAGGAGAATTTAAAGATGTAGATGCGCCTGGTGGTAGTTTAAAAGATGCTTTCTATCCACTCCCTTATAAAGAACCATCAGCAACATTATTACAGTTGATGGGGATTGTTGTACAAGCTGGTCAAAGATTTGCGGCGATATCAGAATTACAAACAGGAGAAGGTAATCAACAAGCGGCTGTAGGCACAACGATGGCCTTATTAGAACGAGGTTCTAAAGTCATGTCAGCAATTCACAAAAGATTATACTTCTCGATGAAACAAGAATTTAAATTACTGGCTAAAATTATAGCAACCTATCTACCACCTGAATATCCGTATGACGTGGTCGGTGGTGCACGAACGATTAAACAAATAGACTTTGATGACAGAATCGATATCTTACCTGTAGCAGACCCTAATATCTTCTCCATGACTCAAAGAATTACTTTAGCCCAAACCGAATTACAATTAGCGATGTCTAATCCTAAGATGCATAATTTATATATGTCGTACCGAAAAATGTACGAAGCCTTAGGCGTTAAGAATATTGATCAAGTATTACCCCCTCCACCACCGAATGCACCTAAAGATCCGTCTTTAGAAAACATTGATGCTTTGGCGGGTAAACCTTTCCAAGCGTTCCCAGGGCAAGATCATAGAGCTCATATTACAGCTCACTTAAATTTTATGGCAACCAATCTGGTTAGAAACAATCCTCCTATTAATGGAGCTTTACAAAAGAATATATTAGAGCATATTAGCTTAATGGCTATGGAACAGATTCAAGTTGAATTTAGTCAAGAGATGATGCAAATGCAGCAATTACAACAACTGGCCCCTACTAGTCCACAGGCGGCTCAACAACTGCAGCAGCTTCAACAAGCGATTGAAGCAAGAAAAGCGGTACTTATTGCAGAGATGACTGAAGAGTTTATGCAAGAAGAAAAACGAATTACTTCTCAATTTGACCACGATCCATTGCTTAAATTAAAATCTAGAGAAGTTGACTTAAGAGCTATGGACCAACAGCGTAAAAAAGAGTATGATGAAGCGAGAGTCGGCATTGATCAAGCTAAATTAGTTCAAGCTAAAGACATTGCAGATGACAAATTAGAACAGAATGAGGAACTGGCTGAACTAAGAGCTGACACGACTATGGATAAAGCTTATTTAGCAGCTGATGTTAAATTGACTTCAGATAAATTTAAGCGTAAAGATGTTAAAACATTAAAAGGACCGAAAAGATAATAGGAGGACCCATGGCAAAAGATAAAGAACCTTTCTACAAAGGAGTAAACTTTA